AGATATTTGAATGTGTAATTTAGCCATTTTCTATTTCCTTACACATCAATTCGATTTCTTCATGCTTCTCCAAAATGTCGATTGGTGGAGAAATTATCTCGAATACTCTATTGCCATAAATAACTCTCATACCGGCTTTGATATTCGCCAGATACCGAATTCTGATCCGATGGGTCACTTCAGCTTTTTTTTCAGATGCTTCAATGTACTCGCGCCCACGCAAGGGTTCAATGCTTGCCCAGACGGTTGCGAAATCCTGCCAGACATTGATTTTCTCGCCGTAATTATTCTGGCTAACAGATTGAGTTTGTAATTTGATCCGGTGACGCAACCATCCTGCTGGTGGCATTTCAGAATATCCACACTCTATAGGGTGATAATAACGCTTCAACAGCCATCGGCAATTGCATGATGTTTGCACCGCGTTCTACCAATACAGCTTCCCTGTTTTCATAGTAATGCCCGGCTAGCAAGCGTATTGCATGGCGGATCGGTTCGGGTACGCTGACACCACTGCTGCCATAGCCAGCGGTAAACGATATTTTCACTCCGCCATACTGATAAAGTTTTACCGGTGGAAAACTTGCCCCATCTGCAAGCCATAATCTGCCAACATCAACCGCGTCATATCGATAATCCGTAAACGGTAGTTCTGTACCGTTTTCGTCTCTGTATTTAATTTGATCAACAGAGATCAACGGTGGTCGAGGGATATTCAATATACCCTCCCACCAATCATCGAGATACCATTCCCATTTTTGAAGAATGAGAGCCCTGTTTGTTATCATCTCTACATGCTGGCGCGCAGTCTTAATGATCAATCCGAGCAGATCGTCCTCTACAGAATGATCAATGCGCAGATAGAGTTTAAGCTCTGCAATAGTTATCGGCTCAACCGCCGGTGGTTCCACCAGTTTGAGCATTCTTCCTACTCCGCTTTGTGATCGTCTTGACTACCGCCGTTTCCGGTGGTTCGATAGTTCTTGATTCTGGTTCGGCTTTTCTCAACATGATTAGCAGTTTTGCCGTATCTTCATCCGTCTCAATGATGTTTCCGGCTTCTACTACAACACCATTGCAGACTGTATTTCGCAATATCCGTATCCTCATTTCGCACCTCCGCATCTGCCAGCCCCTATTCAGGGGCTGGCATTAGCTGGTCACAGTTGATTAGGTAGTCAGAGCATCAAGCATTGCAGCAAAGCTCTCAGGATAACGTACCGCAATGTCCACATCTTGCAGTGCAACAACCCGGATAGTGCCACTGGTTGATTGGGTATATGGATCAACCATAATGTCAAGCGTGCCCCACATACCAATCAACAAGTCATTCCAGTTACCGAAGAAGATCGCACTGCAGACGCCGGTGGACGTCCCCTTGTCCAGGTCTGAGCGAACTTGGTTGGTAACGTAAGCTGGATAGCCGTTCAGCGGTGTGTTATTTGATTCCCAAACCATTATGTCGCCATAGGTTGGGGTTCGCTGCGTAACCTTAAGCTTGCCCCGCACTTTCGGATTGGTCATATACGCCAGAGCGCCGATGTCGGCATTATCGATTGCCACTTCGGTTTCCAGCTTGACAATGTGTTCCCAAGTCGGGGCAGCTCCGTTAGTCCCGCCAACTACACTACCAATCCCAGTAGTGTTGGCAATACCACGCGGCTGATTACTCGCACCACTCCCGTGCAACGCTGCATAATCGATCGCAATCGCTAGTGTTGCAGCCAGGTCAGAACGTACTAACCGCTCTACATCAACGCTGGATTGCAGTAACAGCTTGCGAGTGATGTCGGTAAACGCGCCAACGGTTTTGGGGGACATCGCCACTTGGGCAACCGCTAACTGGCTTTCAGTGGGTGAGTTACCTTCAGCAACCCAGTAGGCCGTCGCACCACCGCTTTGCTTTGGGATGGCAATATCGCCTACAAGTCCTCCCAAAACAGTCGCACCGGCTCGCTGAACCATCATCTTATTACGAAGCAGATCGATGAAGGACTGGCTAAGCAAGTCGGTCGCAACAAGGTATCCGCCTTGTGCGGGAGTGCCTTTGTTCAAATCGCGGTATTCCATCCAGTCTAATGGCACAAAGAAACCACGCGGTTCTTTACCCAGCTTCTTAGCCGTTGCCTCACTGGCTTCATATTCCAGTTCGGCGCCTTTCCAATTGCCATTTACGATTGCGCGAATTGCACGCACAAGCGAGTAGTTTCTCAAATCGCGCTCTCCCATACCGATCTTCGCGTCGCTGTTCTCCTGAACGTTGCGAACAGCTAGTTCAAATAACTTTTCACGGCGTTCGATTTCGGCGTTGAGATACTCGATTTTCTTAATCAACTCGTCATATTCTGCACTTTCCGCTTCGGTAAAACCGCGATTTTCGGCATCTACCACATCAAGCAGTGTTTGAGCACGCTTGATCAGTTCGTCTTTTTGAATTTTTAACTCACGAGTTCGGTTCATAATATCACCTCCTTAGCGTAAATAGTTTTAGTTTTCGTTTTTTGACATCCAGTTTCTCACGCTCCTGCATGAGAGCCTGTCTGTCATCGTCTGATTGCGCTTTGTCCTCCTGGACATTGCTGCGAACCAGACGATATTTCATTACATCCCGCGCTTGCGCTATAGTTTGCGGATAGGCCGGGAATGTAACCACACTGACATCATATAACCGCCCTACATTGACAATTTCTCTCCGTAATTCGCCGTCTTCTTCATACCAGCGATCGCCACTTTCCGACACCGAAAACCCAAAACTCATCTGATTGATGTCTCCACGCTTCATCATGAGTACCAAATCATTCGCATATTGGGTATTCGGTAACTTGATTTCCGCGCGCAATCCAATCTCATCTTCTTCGAGCTTCAGCGTTCCAGATACTGTCCTGCCT